GCTTAAAGAAGGCCGAAAATGGGCAGCTTGAAAGATATTTTTAAGTGGTTTTTACAAATGTAACTTCTTGTGGATTCAGCACTTACGGCGGGTCTGTGACATTAGTTTGGTCGGCCGGCGTCAGGATAAACGGGATCAGAATGTGGCAAGGGTATCGTGACTAAAGCAGCGAAAATAGCAGTGAAACAGGCTCTAAAGCGGTCACATCCTGCGAATCTCAGTTGCGACCGATCCATCTCAGCCAAACAGGCAACACCTTCGGCTCGTCCAGTGTCAAATCTGACGGCGCCCCGCGTCCGCAAACTCGGTTATGACTTCGCGACGATGGTCGCCGCGGCGGCACACCTGGGCCGTCGTTACGATCTGGCGCGGCTGCTCACGGCACACGCCGATCTGGCGGCTGCCTGGTCGCGTGGCCAATTTCTCCGGAATCTTCAGGGTCTTGCGGCCACAGGCACCACGGTCGCCGAAACTGCTAATCGGCTGGGCCTGCCCGTGGAGGAGCTACAAAGCCGTCTCGCGACAGATCTGGAGCTGGCCAATGTCTGGAACCAGGCCCGGTTGACTACGGCTGTCGAAATCAAGGCAAGTTGGCTCGCCAAGGCGAAAGAAGGCAACGCCCGCGCGATGGCGCAGGTTGAGATCTCCTTGGCCAATGAGATCGCCCGCGCCGCGATGGATATTCACACCGTGCCTGAAGACCAGATGTGTGAGATTACCACCGTAACGCGGCAGACGCTCAATCGGTGGCTCCGGGAGGAGGCCATGCCGCGCAACGCCGGCGAGACAACCTATGACCTGCCCGCCGTCTGGATTTGGCACGAGGCGTTCACCAGGAAACGCTGCGGCGCCGGCACGGGTCCCAGCGAGCCGGACCGTCTTCGCGATGTCAAGGCGGAACGGCTCGAATTGGAGCTCGCCGCCCGCAAGGGGGAGTTGATCTCTTTGGACTCGGTCAAGGAAGGTCTCCTGGCCCGCGAGCGGGCCCTGCTGGCGGTGTTGGAGCACGTCCCCGAGCAGTACGGCCACATCCTGGCCGGCAAGACCCATCAGGAGATCCAGCGGACGTTGGAGCAGCTCGCGAAAGACCTGATGGTCGCCTGGTGCCGCGGAATCAAAGAACAGATGACAAGTGATCAGGAGAAAGTCTGATGGCACAAATTGAATGTTTCTTGCGGATCGGCGGGTTGGAATTTCCCGTGACGATTGTGGGGCAAGGCGGTTTCCGGCGGGGTGATGTTTTTGACCTGCCGCCGGGGATACCGGAGCGAATTGAGATCTACCTTACGCAAGCCGACCGAATAAAGATCGAGAACGCCCTACGCGGAGTCGAATCATCGATCAAAAACCAGAAATCATAAAGGAAAAGGCCAGGCCGCTGGGCCTTTTCGAGGAGGAGCGGGAACTCCTGATGCCCCGGGAGCGGCCGGATATGGTCGCCTGGGCCCAGAGTCATTATGTCCTGCCCACCGGCGACGTGGCGGTGGCGGGTCCCTGGTCGCCGGAGTATGTGCCGTTCTGGGTGGAGCCGATGCGGTGGCTGTCTTCGAGCCTGCTGCGGCAGCTCAACGTCGCCGCCTGCACCCAGGCCGGCAAGACCGAGACTTCGAACATCTTCATTAGCTACCGCTCCGACGTGGAACCTTCGCCGAAGCTCCTCATCCTGCCCACGGAGGATGCCGTGAAGGAGCGGCTGGAGATGCGGTTGAAGGCCGTGATCCGGTCGAGCCCCCACCTGCTCAAGATGTTCGGTGACGACATCCGCAATTTCAATATCAGCAAGGCCAACCGTTTCGGCCGGGCGATCCTGTACATCGGCTGGGCGAATAGTCCGATCAGTCTCTCGGACCGGCCCGTGTGCGATGTGGTGCTCGATGAGCTTGCGAAGTATCCGCACGCCGTGGGCCGGGAGGCCGACCCGGTCTCGCTGGCCAAAAACCGTCAGCGGACGTTTCAGCACAAGTCCAAACTCCTGATCGTTTCCTCGCCGATTCTGGAGGACGATCCGTTCTGGCTGGCCTGGCTCGCGGGCGATCCCTACGACTGGTGGGTCCGGTGCCCGTTCTGCGGCGCCTGGCATCAGATGCGGTGGGAGCACGTCCATCTCGATCACGATGACCGCGGCAAGCTCCTGGCCCCGCGCGAGTACACCCGGGGCGGTCACGCTCGCTACGTCTGCCCGCGCTGTGGGGCCTTCTGGACGGAATACGAGCGCTGGCAGGCGGTGACGGCCGGCCAGTGGGTCCAGGCAGGAGCGACGGTCGAGACGGACGGACAGATCAAGGGCGGCCGGCCCGCCGGTCCGGTCCGGTCGATCCGGGTGCTCTCGATCATGCTGCACCCGATCTTTCAAACGATAGACGGCCTGGCGGCGGACTGGGCGGCCGCCCAGATCGCCAAACGCCAGGGCAACGTCAAACCGCTCCAGGATTTCATCAATAACCAGCTCGCCGAGCCGTGGAAGGAGACGGCGCGGGCCACGCCGCTGGACCTGCTCCGCAAGCACATTGGCCTAATCCCCTCCAGCGTGGTGCCCGATGGCACGCTCTTCCTCACGCGGGGGATCGACGTGCAGCTCGATCATTTCTACGTCCTGGACGTCGCCTGGGGCGATCTCGCGCAGGCCTGGGTGGTTTTCTATGGCCGGATCGATACGGGCGACACGGAGCGGCTCTCGAACTGGGGTCCGCTGGAATCCTACCTCAAGAGCGGCTGGCCCCTGGCGAGCGACTCCTCCAAGCGTCTGCATCCCGTCCTCGCCTCGATCGACTGCGCGTACCACACGGAAGAGACGCTGACTTTCGCCCGCCAATGCCAGCGGCAGGGGATCAAGCTCGTGCCCGCCCGCGGCTCGGAGCACGAGCACATGCGCCGGGGGATCGTCCGGCCGTTCAAGGACGCCTCGAAGAACATCCTCCGCTACGACATGAACGTGGACCACTATAAGAGCATTCTGCACTCGATGCTCTACGTGACGCAGGACCCCGGCCCCGGCTATCTGCACCTGCCGGCGGATACCCAGGACGAACTGCTGATCCACCTCTCCAGTGAGGAGGCCCGCGATATCCCCTACAAGGGCCGCCGCTTAGTGATCTGGGTGAACAAGCGGGAGCAGCCGAACCACTGGTGGGACTGCTTAGTGCACGCCCGCAACGCCGCCGAGCTGATCGGCGTCCGCTGGCTGGACCCGGCGGCGGCCCGGCCGAGCCGGCCGGAAGGAAAACCGGTGGGACCACTGGCGATCCGGACGCAATACTGACCGCCGGGGCGGCGGGATTTGTGATTTACGATTTAAGAAAGGAAAAACAAACATGACCAAACAGGAGCCGCAAGCGAAACAGTGGATCTTCCTCTCACCCATCAAGTGCCCACGGTGTAAACAGTACGATACCCAGGCGACGCACACGGATTCGGAGCGGGGGATCCAATACCGCAAGTGCCGCCGCGCCACCTGCCGGCGGAAATTCTCGGTCGATGGGGCGTCCGTGCCCGCCCTCGTCGAGGATGTCCCTATCGCGGCGGCTCTCCCCTGCCCGCACTGCGGCAAGGATTACCAGCGTCAAAGTGACCTAACGAAACACATTTTGAGAACCCATCAAGGAGAAATGAACCATGGATGAAACAGAAACACTCCAGCAACCATCAAAAATCAACGGTCAAACTTCCGAGGTCCTCGATCCCGACCTCACCCGGTGGCTGCTGGAGAATCCCGTGCTCCACGCCGCCCTCCAGGAGGCCCGGGAATGTGGGCGGTGGCTGGTCACGGTGCACCGCAAGGTCAAAGACTCGCCGCCGGACGATCTGGCCGGGCGGGCCGTGCGGTGTGATTTCCCCGCCGATTGCCTTCTCGATGCCATGCGGGGCATGTGCCGCTCGCTCCTGATGGACGAACAGCAGGCCCGGCAGCTCGACGGGCATCAGTGCGCGGACAAAAACCAGTGGAGATAATCCTCCGCGGCGGATAGAATCGAGGTAAAAGAGAAACGTTATGGAAATCCGGACTTGGCAAGATGCCATCATCGCGTTGTGTCGAATCGCGCGGTCCCATCTTCACTCGGACCTGGACTATTCGGTGATCCAGGATTTGGATCAGCTCGAACAGGACATCCGCCGGATCGAAAGCGGTCCCGACGCGGCCGGCGGATCAGGCGTGGCCCCCCGCCCGCGTGCCGTCTGAGCGGGCGGGAAGTGCAGATTCTTCCAGACTCTGGAAGAATCTAAGTGCTCGCGCCGGATTTTCCGGCTTTTCCTCTTGCTAAGGATTTACCGATTGCCGAAATTGTAAATAGTAAATCATAAATCGTAAATACTATTCGGGGCCGGGCAGGGCCATACGCACCTGCGCGGCCCCGCAGAGCTGCCTCTCTGCTTCAGACGTTGCCCTTTTTTATTGAGTGGAACGAAATGGCTCTTACGAGCACCAGCACGTTGACCGACGCTTTGAGCCAGTACAAGAACAGTCTGGCCTGGTGGGAGTCTGCGATCAAGGCGTCGAGTCTGCTGGAGGCGGTGCTCTATCTTTTGGCCTGCAAGCCGGAAACGATCGCGGCGGCGGACCAGAGCGTGAGTTTCGCGTCCCTGGAATCGTTGCGGGGGACGCTCGAAAAGCAGGTCGTGAACCTGGGATCGGCGGCCCAGCGCGTCTCGTTCACATCGGGAAAGATGTTGATGTAAATGGGCAAGAGCGTCACCATCCTGGGTTCTGACGGCCGGCCGGTTCGCACGGCCCGGCAGCGGACCCAATCCGCCGACGGCCGCCATGAGATCGTCATGGACGGGATCGGCGGCGCCTACGCGGCTACCGGCTATCATTCCCGCTCCATCGCGGTCAGCGAAGGTCAATCCTATAGCCAAGGGTCCGGCGAGCAGCATCAGCGGTTCGACCGCCATATCCTGGTCGATGAGTCCCGCGGCCTGGACCGGGACAATCCACTGTACGCCTCTATCATCGACACCGCGATCACCTATATCCTCGGCTCCGGTTTTTCACTTCAGAGCGAGCCCAAAATCGAGCAGCTCTGGAACGATTGGTGGCGGTCCCCCGAGATCACGAACCGGCTCAGCGGCGGCGAGGTCGAGCAGATGGTGCTCCGGGAGATCATCTTGTGTGGGGACCACCTGATCGTCAAAACAAAAAAGGGCCTGATCGATCTGATCGAGTCGGAGCGGCTGGCCCAGGGCAATCGGACAAGTACGGGGATCGCGACGGACAGTCTCGGCCGGCCCACGCGTTTCTCCGTCTGCGCCTATGGCAAGAATGGGATGCTCAATTATAGCAAAGAGACGCCGTACAAGGCGGATCAGGTGATCTTCTTAGCCTGTCCCCGGCGGCCTTCGGAGCTGCGGGGGATGCCCATCCTCCAGAGCACGTTCGCCATGCTGCACCGCATCAACGATACCTGCGACGCGGAGGCGATCGCGATGCAGCTCCAGGCCCGCTTAGCCATTGCGATCAAAAAGACGCAGGCGGCGCAAATGGGCTACCTGGAGAGCAAGGACGATGCGGGGCAATCGACCACGGAGGACACCGGCGCCTTCACGACCCGGATCACGGAACTGAAATACGCGATCATCGCCCACCTGGAGCCGGATGAGGACGTGACCACGATCGAGCGGAACATCCCCGGCAAGGATTTCCCGCAGTCGCTGCGGATGTTCCTGCGGCTGATGGGTCTGCCGTTGGGGATGCCGCTGGAGCTGGTGCTCCTGGATTGGACCCAGAGCAACTACAGTCAGAGCCGGGCCGTGATCCAGCAGGCCTACGAGCGGTTCGTTAAATGGCAGACCAAGCTGATCGCTTTTTTCTACGATCCCCTGCTCCGCTGGAAGCTCGCGCAGTGGGAGGAGCAGAAACTGCTCGGGAATAAGGCGGCGAAAAATGTCAAGTGGGAATGGATCACGCCGACCTCGCCCTGGATCGATCCGCAGAAGGAAATGGAGGCGGTGGGCCTAAAATTGGATCGCGGCCTGACCACGCACGGTCGGGAGTGCAAGGCATTGGGGATCGACCGTAACGACGTCAACGATGCCCGCGAGGCGGAGATCCGCGACGCGATCAAGCGGGTGCAGAAGATCAAGGAGGACACCCAGGTGGCGGTCCCTTGGCAGGTCTTCGCGGGCGCCGTGACGGCCCCGGCGGCGAAGAAACCGGAGCCGGCTCCGGCGGCGGAAAATGACAAAAACCAACCGGGAGTGGATGAGAATGCCTGAGAGCAAGATTGAAGTGGGCCTGCTGACGGAATTGGCGATGGAGCCGTGGGCGATGGAGCCGGGCCGATTACAGAGCCTTTTCCTCCGGGTCCGCGACCAGGCGGCGGCCTTCGCCGCCCTGGCGAAAGTCTCGATCGACCGCCCCAAACCCGCGCTGCGCGTCGATGGCACGATCGCCATGATTCCAATCAGCGGGATTCTGATGAAGCAGGTCCCGTCCTGGATGGCCTTTTTCGGGATCGACGGCACGGCCTACAGCGACATCCGCGACCTGGTCAACCAGGCGGCGGACGCCAAGCAGGTGACGGCGATTCATCTGGTGGTGGATTCGCCCGGGGGCACGGTGGCGGGCGTGGCGGACGCCGCCGCGGCGATCCGGTCCGCCCGCAAGCAGAAGCCGGTGACGGCCCACGTCCAGGACCTCGCCGCCTCCGCCGCTTATTGGCTCACCGCGCAAGCCGAGCGGATCACGGCCGACCTCAACGCCGAGATCGGCAGCATCGGCGTCTATACCGTCTACGATGATTTCTCCCGGTTCGTCGCCAATGCAGGAGTGGTCGTCCATGTCATCGCCTCCGGAGAGCACAAGGGCATGGGAGTATTCGGGGCGGCCATTACGCCCGCTCAGATCGCGGCGGTCCGCGAAGTCATTGATGGGATCGCTGCGAATTTTCGTGATGCCGTGGCTTCTGGTCGCGGGTTATCCGCCGCCGAAGTCGAGCTCCTTTCGACGGGCCAGCTCTGGGAGGCCAAGGCCGCCCTCGCCCATAAGTTGATCGATGGGATCGGCCGGCCGTCCGCCGGCCAGAATCCGCAATCCGAAATCCAAAATCCGAAATCACAAGAAGGAGTACCGAACGTGGAAACGACTACCCAACCCCAAGCAGCGGCCCCGGATATCGAGAAGATGAAGACGGAGGCCGCCGCGCGGGAACGGACCCGGCTCACGGAAATGGTCGCGGCGTTCCCGAAGGACCCGAAATTCGCGATGGAGCAGTTCTCCGCCGGCGTCACGGTCCAGGAGGCCAAGGCCGCTTATTGCGACACCCTGATGAACGCCCAGAAGCCGGAACCCGATGAGGAAGGTGTGGCGGGCACGCCGGGATATCAGCACGGCGGGTATCAAGGGGGCAGTCCGGGTCCCGGTTCGGCCGGCGGATTCCTCCCGGCCGTGCGTTCCTACGCCCGCGAGCGCAAATGCAGCCGGATCGCGGCGATTCAGGCCGTCCGGACCGAGTCGCCGGATCTCTACGAGAAATTCCGCGCCGAGTCCCGGCCGCCGATGGTCCACGGCCGCTGCAAACGCGTCAGCGTGGAGTTGGGCTCCTGATCGAATCAGTGGTCATCTGATCGAAAGGGCCGACGATGGCCGAGCAAACGAATGGCACGATGGGATTTCCGGTAGCCGCCGCAGTGACCGCGTTTCGGCGGGTCAAGCTCGACGCGGCGGGCCGGGTTGCACACGCCGGCGCCAGCGACTACGGAATCGGCGTCGCGCAATTTGCTCAGGTCATTCCCGGCCTGCAAGTGGCGGTGCGGTCCTGGCACGAGGGATCGCTCATCATCGAGGCGGCCGGGGCTATCACCGCCGGGGAGGAGGCGTTCGCGGCCTCCGCCGGCCGGATCGCCGCCACCGGAACGCTCCTGATCGGCACCATTTATACGGCCGCCAGCGGGGCGGGCAGCGTGGTCGAGGTCTTCCCGCATCTCGGCGTCATGCAATCGTCGAGCAGTATTTCAAGCAGCTCCTCCTCCTCCAGCAGCAACTCCAGCTCCTCGAGCACTTCCTCCTCATCGACCAGCTCCTCGTCATCGAGCCTGTCGGTTTCCAGTTCGACGAGTTCTTCATCTTCGAGCCTGTCGGTTTCCAGTTCGACCAGCTCTTCCTCATCGAGCCTGTCGGTTTCCAGCTCGACGAGTTCTTCATCATCGAGCCTGTCGGTTTCCAGCTCGACGAGTTCTTCATCTTCGAGCCTGTCGGTTTCCAGCTCGACGAGTTCCTCTTCGTCGAGCCTGAGCAGTTCCAGCTTTTCATCGTCCAGTTTAAGTTCCGTCAGCCTGTCATCGAGCAGTTCTTCGAGCGGGTAGCCGGCTCATAGACAATCAAAGGAGATTGAATCATGGCAGAACAAAGACAATGGCCGATCGCGCTGCCCGCCGCCTCGGCGGTCACCGCCTTTCGGCGAGTGCGTTTGAACGCGGCGGGCCGGGTCTCGCACGCGGGCGCGAAGGATTACGGGATCGGCGTGGCCCAAGCCGCCCAGGCCACGGTGGGCAAGGACGTCACGATCCGCGGGTACGACGAGGGCACGGTCAAAATCGAGACCTCCAGTCTCATCGTGGCCGGCAAGAGGGTCTACGCCTCCGCCAACGGCTGCGTGGCGGCCACGGGCACAGTGTTGATCGGGACCGCCTATAAGGGCGCTTCAGGCAGCGGCTCGATCGTGGAGGTCATCGTCCACCGGGGCCTGCTCCAGTCGTCCAGCTCCTCCTCGTGGTAGGAACGGAATAGAAAACAGCGATTCGGTTCGAAAGGAATCCTCCGCCGGCGGCGGAGTCTAAGGAAAGGACATCATCATGTCAGTACAGTACACGGGTTTCAGCACGCCGCGCGAGGATTTGGGCATGGCGCTGCACGAATTCGATCCGTCGTCGCAGGGGCTGATCGCGACGCAGGTCCTGCCGATCCGGGCGGTGCGGAAGCAGGCGGCCAATTTCAGCATGATCTCGCGGGAGAACAAGAAGAACGCGGAGCGCGTGAAGCGCGCCGCCGGCAGTGCGTTCGCCCGCGTGCACATGCGGGCGGAGGATCTAGCCTATGCCTGCGAGCTCTACGGCCTGGAGGCCCCGCTCGCCGACGAGGACCGGGACAACTACGAGGACGACTTCAACGCCGAGATGGAGCTGACGCAGTTGATCAACCTGCTGCTGCTGCTCGATCTGGAGATCGAGGTCGCGGCGCTGGTCTTCAATACGGCCACGTGGACGGGCGGCGGCCTCTACGTGGACCACAACGCGGCCCCCTGGGACGCCGCGGCCACGGACATCATTGCCCAGGCCGAAGAGGCCAAGGAATACGTCCGGCAGAACTGCGGCCAGCCGGCCAACGCCCTGGTCATCAGCGCCAAGACGCTCTCGAACATGCGGCTCAATACCGGGATCAAGGGCGCGTTTCCCGGCATCGCGACGCTGACCTATTCCGCCCTGATCGGCAATCTGCCGGGCATTCTCGGCATCGAGCGAATCCTCGTGGGCGGCCAGGTCTACGACACGGCGGACGAAGGACAGGCCTCCACGATGGCGGATATCTGGCCGGACGATTACGCGATGTTCGCCCGGCTCAATAGCTCGGCAGACAGTCTCTGGGCGCCGGGTCTGGGCCGGACGATGGCCTGGCGGTCGGTGTCCTCCGATCTGGTCGCGACGGATCAGTACCGGGAAGAGCAGACAAAATCGGACATCTTCCGCGTGGAGCACGCCCTGGATCCGCTGATCCTCAATAAATACTGCGGGTTCCTGATCAAGATCGACGCGTAACATGGGTCCATCCGCGGCCGAATCGGTCGGAACAGCAGTGCGACTTTTTTTGAGGATTTCGGACATGGAGACGAATCTCGAAGGCTGGCTGGACAGTCCCGTTACCCAGGCGGTGATCGAGCAGATCGCCACCCGGGTGACGCAGCAGGTGATCGAGACGCACATTCAGTGCTGTCCGCACGGCCAGATGTTGAGCAAGGGCCGGTCGATGCTCATCGGCCTTTGCATCGGCAGCGGGGTGGCGGGCGGCGGCGTCGTCGCCCTGGTGTCCAAAATGCTGATGGGGATATGAGCGATGAGCGATGCCGCCGTCACGATGGATCTGGCCGCCGAGGCGGCGTGGGTGAGCCTGGACATCGAGCCGATCACCTACACGCCGATCGGCGGCGCCGGTCTGGCCCGTTCCGCCCTCGTGCGCCGGCTGGTGCCGCAGGAGATTTCCGGTCTGGGCCGGGCCCCGGAAGCGATGGTCACGTTGCGGAATCATGCCGCCGCCGGCCGCCTGAGCTCGAACGTGGATACCGGCGGGGACAGGATTTCCTGGTCTCCGAAACGCGGTGCGGCCGCGAAGGTCTCACGGGTCCTGGAAATCGTCTCGGCAAACGGCGGTTTCGTGACGGTCCTGGTCGGGTGACCCATTTGATGTTTGATTTTTGATGTTTGATTTTTGATTTTCGCTGGAATCATGGCAGATAGTGCACTACTGGCGGTTCGGTACGATCATGCGGCTTTGCAGGGATTGGCCCGGCAGGTGGCGGGGATTCGGGGCGGTCTTGCCCGAGTCGTGCCGGCGGCGCTCAATCGCACGGCCGCATGGACTCGCACGCGGCAGCGCCGGGAAGTGGCGAGCCAATGCCGGATCAAGGTCCGGGCGGCGGACCGACTCCTGCGGACCGACAAGGCCGGCGCCGCCAAATGGAACGCCCAGTGCGAGATCCTGAATCGCCGGGTCGGGATCGGCAAATTCATCGCGCGGGGAAAGGGGCACGTCACGGCGCAGTTTCCGAGTGGTCTGTCCCTGAGTTATCCGCGCCATTTCCAGGCAATCATGCCCACCGGTCATAAAGGCGTATTCGTACGGGCCCGGGTCGTCAAGCCGGGGATCAGTATCCGCCGGCCGGAACACGTCGGCCGGGGCCGCCACGGCTGGTACAAGTACGCGACGGAATTGCCCATCTACGAGCAGCGGGAGCGGCTCGGCATCGTGATGCGGATGGATTGGCTGCCCGCTCTACAGATCGCCGGTTCGGCCCAACTGCAAAAAGAGATTGACTCGAAAATCGCCTGGGTGACGGCAAAGGGAAAAGGGTAATCATGGCCGCTTCGATTCGCGAACGGATTTCCGAATGGCTCCGCACGGAGGCGGCGAAGATCTCCGGCGTCACGGCCTTGCGGCCGAAGCGCGTCTTCTGGACCGAGGAGCTGACGAAGGACTTGACGGCCGTGATCCGCCAGCGGTCCTGCCTTATCGATGATGCGGATAAGACTGACCTGATTTTCGAGCAGGAATACAAAATCACGATAGCCGTGATCGATCGGGACACGGCGGCCGCCTCGCTCGACACCCGGATCAATCTCGTCATGGCGGCGATCGTCAAGGCCCTGGCGGCGGACCCGTCCTGCGGCGGCCTCGCCGATTCGAATGGCATGACCCTGAAGGAGATCGTCTCGCTCCAGGAGGATAGCAACGAGCCGCTGGCGCCGGGCGTCACGGGCGAGAGCCTGCTGCTGCAAGTTAAATTTTCCACGTTGAAAACAGACCTCAGCGCCGCCGGCGGTGTCTGACGAAAGGAGTAATCCATGCTCGGTAAAGGAACCACGCTGACCGGCTCGGTGACGGGCCTGATCGGCCACATCCGGAACATCAACTTCGAGGGCACCAAGGTCGACAACCTCGACAACACGGACGCCGACACCCCCGGCTATCACCGCACGTTCGAGCCGGGCCTGATCGACTCCGGCCGCTTCACCTGCGAGGTCCTCTACAACGCGACCTACGCCTGGGCGGTCCTGGCGGCGCTGAAGAACCGCGTCACGGAAAGCTGGAAGGTCCAGTTCGCCGACGGCCGCCGCCGGTGGTTCTGGGGCTATCCCGACGATAGTTCGCTCGCGGGTCCGCACGATGCCCTGGTCAGTTACAATTTCGGCATCAAGATCACCGGGGCGATCACGAGCAGTTCGTCCTCCTCCAGCAGCTCGTCGAGCCTGTCCTCCTCCAGCAGTTCCTCGGCCTAAACGAAAAAAGGGGCACCACGGAGACACGGAGAACACGGAGAAGAAAGAATAAATGTTTTCCGGTTTTCTCTGTGACCTCTGTGCCTCGGTGGTGAATAGTAAAAGGAGAAACGACATGACACTGACGCGCGAGCAAATCTTGGCGCACCAGAAACTCAAGCAAAAGAAGGTGGATTTCCCGGCCCTCGGCGGCGAGATGCTCTTCCAAGAGATGGGGGCGGACGACTGGGAGAATTTCGATCGCAAGGCCCCGAACTATTCCATCCGGCTGTTCATCGCCGGGGCCATCGACGAGAAGGGGATCAAGCTCTTCAGTGACAAGGACGTCAATCACTTAGCCGGCAAGGGCGCCCACCTGATCGAGAAGGGGGCCCGGGCGGTCCTGGAGCTCTGCGGCGTACTGCCGGAGAGCGAGGAGGAGATCCTAAAAAACTCCAAGCCGACCCCGCCCGCGCCCAAGAATGGCGAATCGCCCTCGGCCTGAACCGGACCCGGGCGGAGCTGCTGGCGGGCGTCACCTGCTCGGAACTGGCGACGCTGCGGGTCCTCGACGGGGTCCGGGCTTTCGGCGAGCGGCGGGCGGATTTGCGGGCGGCGAAATTGGCGATGCACGTAGTTGCCTGCCTGCGGTCGAGCAAGAGCGGCGTCGTGCACCTGGAGGAGTTCCTCCTGCGGAGCCTGGACGATCCGGAGCCGGAGGAGCGGAACTTCGACACGCCTGAGCGGTTCGACGCCCAGGCGGGTTTGGTCTGAAATCAAAAATCAACAATCATAAATCATAAATCACATGGCCGACACCTGGCAAAAATCCGGCATCGAGTACATCGTCAAGGACTCCACGCGCACGGGCGTAGCGGGCGTGCAGAAGAGTTTGCAGACCCTCGAAAAGACCGCCCAGGGCGTCAGCAAGATGCTGGGCACGGCCCTGGCGGTCGGCGTCGGCTACGTGGGAATCTCCAAGCTGGTCAGCGGCTATCAGGAGGTGGCCCAATCGATCAGCGACACGGCCAAAGCGGCGGACATCCTCCAGATCTCGACGGAGAGCATGAGCGGCCTCAAGTACGTGGCGGAGCAGTCGGAGGTCGCGGGGGCCTCGATGGTCACGTTCCTGGAGCGGCTGACCCGATTCGGAGCGGAGGCGGCCCAGGGTACGGAGGCGGCGCGAATCGGCCTGCAGCAACTGGGACTCAGCGCCAAAGAGTTGAGCGAGACCAGTCCTGATCAGGCGATTCGCAAGCTGGCGGACGCCTTCCAGACGATCCCCAACGCCTCGGACCAGATGCGGCTCGCGTTCGACATCTTCGGCCGGGGCGGCGCCGAGATGCTAAAGGTCCTGCGTCTCGGCAGTGCCGGGATCGATGAGATGATGGTCCGGGGCCAGAAGTTGGGCGGGGTCTTGACCGAAGTGGACGCGGCCCTGGCGCACCAGGCGGAAGTCGCCTTGAAGGAACTCCGCACGATTAAGAAGGCGATCCAGGACCAGCTCGTGGTGCAGGTGGCTCCCTATATCGCGGCGTTGGCGGGCCGTCTTGCGGACGCGGCGGCGGCCGGCGGCGGGTTCGGCGAGACGGTGACGAGTGCGATGGAATCCGTCGCGGTCGCGGCGGGCAAAGTGCTGGATATCCTCATCAAGATCGAGAACATCAAGAACTCGGTGGCCCTGCGCGCTTACGACGCCGCCTTTAAGAAGGATGTCTTCGATACCACCAAAGAGGTCTACGCGGACCAGATGAAGCGGGAGGGGAAACAGCCTTGGAGCCTGCTGGGCAAGGGCGGGGTGAGGTACGAGAACCGCTGGGCCCAGGCGGAGGAGATCGTCCGCAAAGACCGGACTCCCGCCTACGAGGCGGGCCGGGCCCCGCTGGTGCAGGAGGCGAGCAACGCCGAGCAAACCAAGACCTATTTCGCTCAACTTCGCCAGCGGGCCCAGGGGATCCGTGAGCAGGCGGAGACGGAGGCCCGGATCAAGGAATACGGCCGCAGCCCGATGGCAGTTTCGAATCCAGCGGGAGTGATGCCGACGGAGCAGGAGATCAAAGACGCCGAGCAGGCCATCCAAGAAGAAGAGCGAGCGGTCCGGCGGGCGGCGGAGGGGATGCAGCGGCTCCGGGACCGGGTCTCGGAGATGGACGCCGCGACGGAGACGGAGATCGAGGTGGTGCGGCGGGCGGGGGACGCCCACGGCAAATTGGGCGAGATCGTGCGTTACGAGATGACGGTCCGCGAAGCCTATGGGGATAGTGTCGATGAGGTGACGCGGCGCTTGGAGAATCATCGCCGCGCGCTGGAGCTCCTGTCCCGGGTCGAGTTTTCGAACCGGTCGCTCGATGACCTGGGCCAGACCTTGACGGACATCGCGTTCGACTTCAAGAACGCCAGCCAGTACGCGGAGCAGTTTTTCAACACCCTCGCCCGCCGCGCGACCAACGAATTTATCATGCAGCCCTTCATGGATGCGATCAAGCCGGGCGTCGCCTCGCTCTTTGCCGGCGGCGGTCGTCAAAGTTACGGCAGTCTCGATACCTCCGTCGGCTCGAATTATCAGGCGCAGTCTGATTTCTACGGCTATAGCGCCGAGGTCCATCACGCGGGCGGCGGGGTTGGGGATGCTGGTCAGACCCGCTATCTGCCCGTGGGCGCTGCCGATCGCTATCTCGCTTCGAACGAGCGGCTGATCGTGGCGCGGGTGGGCGAGGAGGTCCTGACCGAGCAGGAATCCCGCCGCCAGCGCGTCGCCGTCTATCATGGCGGGGGCATCGTCGGCGGCTCGGCCGAGGCGGCCAGTGTCCCGGCATCGGGCGGTGCCGCGGGCCGGCCGGACAAAGTCGAGGTCCGGATCAGCAACCCGCCGGGCAGTCCGCTGGAGGCGACGGGCGCCCAGATCTCCTTCGACGGTCCCACGATGATCGTCGGCGTGATCCTCGACAACATCCGGCGGGGCGGCGTGATGCGGGACCAGATCCGCATGACGGCGCGGGGGGGGTAGGCGATTTATGATTTACGATTTACGATTTACGATTGAGGGAAGATGCTGATGTCGTCCAGCTCGATTTCATCCAGCCTTTCATCTAGCTCGCTCAGCTCCCTGTCGGTCTCCTCGTCGTCGCTCAGTTCATCGAGCTCAGCCTCCGTCAGCTCTTCCTCCTCGCTATCCTCCAGCTCCAGCAGCAGTTGCGGCCTGGATTTTCCGGAATTGATGAGGGCCTCGGCTCGGGGCTTTCCCCAGGAGTTCGTGATCGACCCGGGCGTGGCTGCGGCCCAATTGGGCAATGGCCGCACCCGCACCCGCCGCGAGTGGCAAGACGCCTTTCGCGGCTGGCGGGACCGGCTCATCAATTGCAGTACGGCCGATTACGCCATTTTCGAGACCTTCTATCGGGTCACCGCCCATCGCAGCGTGCGGCCGTTCACATGGACCAATCCCCGGACGCAGGAGCGGGTCCTGGTCCGCTTCTGGTTTCGGGAGCCGCCGCGCTGGCAGCGGGTCGTGGACCATCAGATCGAGTGGGCAGTGGATTTCACGCTGGCCGAATGCGCCGGGGCGACGGGCACCGGCTATGGAGGCGCGGATGTGTGATATTTGATGTGTGATGTTTGATTGAATTGGAGGCGGGCGTGCCCGCAAGAGTCTTGAAATCAAAAATCAAAAATCAAAAATCAAACATACCATGAAGCAGATCCCGGACCTCATTCTGCGGCGGCTGAAAGAGCTGGAGACAACGGAGCCGTTCGTCGCCCTCCTGGACGTGGCGATCAACGACATCGCCGATACCCACATCCGCCTGGCCCGCAATACCCGGACGATCACGTTCGGCGGGGTAGACTACGTGCCCGCCGCCTTCGACATGCAGGTCCTGGGCGTCACGAAGAGGGAGGGGATTCCGCAGTTCGACCTGGCGATCAGCGACGTAGAGGAGCGGCTGCGGCCCTCGCTCTATGCGACGAACTATTTCCGGGGTGCGACCCTGACGATCGCGATTGTCATGCCGGACGCCCTCGCCGTCTATTACCAGGACCTGATCACGGAGTACAGCATTCTCAAAGCCCGGCCGCAAGCGGAGTGGGTCTATCTGACGATCGGCGGGCCGGACCTATTGCGGAAGCGGTTCCCATGTGGCCGATTCTTTGCGGACCTCTGCGAGTACCGGTTCGGGACCGATCCCCGCTGTCCCTACGTCCCGATGGCGGTCGATGCGGTCGGTCACGCCGCGGCCGGCCGGGTCACGGTCACGGCGGCCGGCCACGCGTTCGAGACGGACGATCAGGTGACACTGGCCGGAATCGTGGGGATTACCCCGTCCCTGACGGGCAACTACGTAGTGGAAAAGCATGATGCCAACAGCTTCCACCTCGACAGCACCGACGGCGCTAATTACGCCGGGGCCTATACGGGCGGCGGCACGGCGGGTTTCACGATCTGCGAGCGGAACCTGGACGCCTGCCGAAAACGGGCCGCGACGCTGCACTTCTGGGGCTGCGTGGGCCTCCGCAATCGCGTGGCCCGACTGGCTTGAAAATGATAAATCAAACATCGAACATCAAAAATCAAACTTCCGGCAATTGCTGGCGGCTCGTTCAAGCGACCCGTCAGGCGGCCGGTCTCGCCATGCCGGATCAGTTGCCGTGGTTGGCCGGTCTCGTGCGCGGCCCGGCCGGACCCGCCCGCTTCGTCCGTCTCGCCGCCCCGCAGACCTACGCCATCGTCGCGATCCGGATGGGGGAATACGTCACGCACCTCGGCGTGGTGCTCTCACCGCAGGAGTTCCTCCACGCGACGGACGCGGGACCACGGGTGGAGCGGATCGAGGCGTGGGCCCCCCGGATCGAGGGCTTCTACGAGTTCGCGTACCCCGCCCTCCCGCCCGGCCGTGAGGAAAGCGGCGCCGTGCCGGGGTCCCTGACGATCCTCACGAATCCCCTGACCGGCGCCACGCGGGCCGCGGCTGGTCCTGCCGCGGGCCGCAGTATCGCCGAATGGTTGGCCCAGGAAGGCGTCCCGGCGGCGGCCTGCCTCTTGAATGGGGAGCCGTTGGGACCGAAGGAATGGTCCTATCGTCCCCGGCCCGGGGACCGCGTGCAGGTGATCGTTCTCGTGGGCAAGGACACGCAGATGATGGGCATGATCCTGATGGTGATGCTCGCCGTCGTGTCCTACGGAGTTGGGGGCTATGTCGGCGGGGCAGCGGGCCTTGGTTGGGGTCAGGGTTGGGGTGCGGCGGCCGCCGCCGGCATTATGATCGGCGGGTCGCTGCTGCTGAATACCCTGCTCGCCCCCGGCGCCCCGGACGCGGCCCAGGCCCGGCAGGCGCAATGGAGCGATCAGACCATCCAGGCCCAGGGCGGGGCGGTCCCGAAAATCTATGGCGACGTGCGGGTCCACGGCAACATCATCGGCCATTACAGTGAGTTGGGAGCCGTGACCACCCGGGGCCTGCAACCAGCCTGGTGGATTGCCATCGAAGAGGGTTGGCGGCAATTCTTTAATTTGACTAATCCAGAATTGAATACCCCTATCACGGCGACGCCGGTCAAATTGAGCACGCAGCACCTCCGGAATGTCCTGATCTGTTTCGGGGAAGGCCCCATCGGCAGTTTCGACGTGTCCTCGCTCCGAATCAACGACCAATCGATTACCGACCTGGCCGGCGTGGCCGTCGAATATCGCAACGGCACGCTCGAACAGACGGCAATGAGCAAGTTCAACACGGAGACCCCGATCGAATTCTTCGCCGGCTACGTGCTGCCCTATGACACCAATGTCCGGACGTACACCCTGCCGGGCACCGGCTACGATGACGCCGAGGTGACGGTCGTCTATACGAACGGCATCTGGAGCATGGACCAAAGCGAGCTGGTTCCGCAGCGGGTGGTGCTCAAGGTCGAGGTTGGGGACGCGGTGGGGAATACGTGGCAAACGCTCTTTGCCGGGTTCGTGTGGGGCGAGACGACGAATCCCCTGCGCGTCGTTTACCGCGCCTCCACGACCTACGAGGGCGGAGCGCCCCTGGCCATCACGCGGGCGATGCAGCCCCGCTTTCGGGTGACGCGGATCGAGCCGAGTTATCAGGGCACCACCTGGGGCGGCGACTGCATGATCGGCGAGGTCCGGGGCATCCTGAACGAGGTCTTCGAGCATCCGGGCAAGGTCCTCATGCAGATCTCCGCCCTGCCCTCCGATCTGCTCTCCGGCTCGCTTGACGTCAGTATCGTGGTTCACGGCTCCATTCTGCAGCGTTGGGATGCGGCGGCCAACCCGCCGGCCTGGGTGCTGGACGCGGTCAAGCCGCAGAACCCCGCCTGGATCGATTATGACATCCTGACGTATCCGCTCATCAGCGGCGATGGGATAGGGACACCCTACGCCGTCGAGGAGTATCGGGGCGTCGATCCGGACACGATCGATCTGACGGGTTTCCTGGCCACGGAGGTCCTGGCGGATGGCCAGGTCCCGGACGGCCTGGGCGGCGCCGGACTGGAGAATCGGATCGAGATCGACACCGTCTTCGGGGAGACGGGCAACGTGTATGACGCGGTCCGGCGGATCGGGGTGACGGGCCGGGCGGGCCTCGACCTGCGGGGCAATCAGGTGGGGCTCTGGTGCGACGACGCCCGCGTGCCTTGCGGCCTGTTCGGCGACGGCAATTGGCTGAAGGACTCCTGGGAGCCGGACCCGATCCCGCAGGCGGACCGGGCGGCGGAGCTGGAGATCGTCTATTACGACCAGGATAACGGGGATGAGCAAACGCCGATCCTGGTGCCGGACCTGGAGATCGAGACGACGAACCGGTCAGCGATCGATTGCCGGGGCACCCGGCGGCGGAGCGAGGCCTGGCGGACGGGCCGGTACAATCTCGCCCGCAATCGCCTGCTGGATCTCGCGGGCCGGTTCGCGACGGACATCGACGGCATCATTTACGAGCCGGGGGACGTGCTCTATATCCAGTTGCCCGGCCGGTCCTGGGGCGGCCGCTTGGCGGCGGTGGATTCCGGGGCGGATACGGTCACGCTGGACCAAGACGTCCGGACGTCCGCCGGCGCTTGTCTGATCGTCCAAGTCCGCGATTCCGTGACGGGCGGGCAGGCGGCCGGCTATCGGCTGGTGGCGTCGCTCGCCGGGCGGGTCGTCAGTTTCGCGGGCGCCTGGATTTTCCCGGCGGGCGTGACGGCGGCGGCGGCGGCGGATGACGCCTATCTGTTCGGTCCCGCCGCGATCCTGACCGACACCTTCGAGGTGATGGAGGTCCAGCCGCAGGCGCACCTGCAATTCGGGATCTCGGTGATCCGCTACGCCGCCGGGGTGTACACGGCGGATGATGAAGAGTCGGGGATCTCGATCGATTCCGGCGTGGCGGTCGATCCGCCCACGGCCGGACCGCCGCGGCCGCCGACGCCGGCCCAAATGGCCGCCCTGCTGCCGCCGGGCGCCTTAGCGCCGCCGCCCAGCCGGGGTCTGCGCGTCTCCGCCCTCGACGTGACGGGCGATGGCGACGATACGATCTCCTGGCTCGCCGGCAGCATCTCCTACGCGGGCTACGTCTATCCGATCGTCGCCGGCGCCACGACGGATAAATACGTCTGGTTCGATCCCGGCGCCGTGGACCCCTTGACCCTGAAAACCGGTGCGACCTGGCCCGCCGATCCCGACATCTACAAGATGTTCATCAACGTTGCCGGCCAGCCGGTGGCGCTCTACGGCCAGCAGGTGGTCGGCGAGGACCCGGCCGGCGTCCTGCCGCTCTTGGTCGATGGCTCCCGGGTCGCGGCCAAATTGGGGATCACCGGCCACGCCTGGTTCGACGCCGAGTATGACAACGGCAATTCCGGCGCGGCTAAGACGATCGACTGGCACAACGGCAATAAGCAGCTCCTGACCCTGACCGCGAGCTGCAATTTGACGTTCACCAATCCGGACGGCGCGGCGAACCTGGTCCTGCGGCTGATCCAGGGCGGCGCGGGCGGCTACACGCTGACCTTGCCCCCGAGCACCTATATCGTGGGCGGGACGGCCTTGACCTTGAGCGCGGCGGTCGGAGCCGAGGACATTCTGACCCTCTATTACCCCGGCGGCGGCAAGGGCTACCGGGTGGTGGCGGCGGCCTCGCAGCAATTGTCCAGCTCATCGAGCACGTCGTCGTCGTCGTCATCCTCATCGGAATCGTCGTCCAGCTCCTCGGGAGGGGCATAGTGGATGTGTGAAGTGTGATGTTCGAAGTGTGATGTTTGATTGAGGTTGGAGGCGGGCGTGCCCGCAAGAGTCTTGAAATCAACAATCAAAAATCAGAAATCAAAGATCACAAAATGAGGCGGGCGTGCCCGCAAGAATCTTGAAATCAACAATCAAAAATCAGAAATCAAAAAGGCCATGAAGCAGAACGGGCACGCCGATCTACTGGGCGGCCCTCTTGACCAACTTCGGCACACCGCCGGCATAGAAAGGAATTGATTATGGCTTTGCTGATGCAGGAGAGCTTTGATTTTTACGCCTCAACGGCGAGTCTTTTGGATTCGGCGTGGACCAGAGCCACGGGTTCACTCTCCTTTCCGGGTGGGCGTCGATCTTCACGCGCAGCCTCGGTTAGTGGTTATGCCACTGGTTTAACATATTGGATTTCGTACAACCTCCCTGTAGAAAATACTGGGGTCATCTGGTGGGGATTTGCGTTTGCCCAAGAGGCATTAGCGGGGGTGAATACGGAATGGATTCGGGTGAAATCGGCGGCCCCGGCCTCCGGCAACCAATTTACTCTAGATATCACCGCCGCCGGTCGCGTGCGGGTCAAAGTCTCGGCGGCGGGCGCCGTTCTGGCCGAGAGTGCGGACGGCGCGATAAAACTGGATGGGACGTTCCAGTTCATCGAGATCGGCTTTCAATGTGCCGCGAGCGCCTCCGTGGCGGTCTGGGTGAACGGCGTGTCCGTGTTGTCCGGTAATGCTTTGAATCTGCGGCAATCGGGTGCGGGTGGCTGCGGCCGACTGGTTTGTGGGAGTCCAGCCAATAACGTCGCTAAC